CGTTGTAGTGCATAGCTACGCTGTTTCTGGGTCTAACCTACAAACACACATTCGATATATGGCTTATGTGTTGACTCACTTCAATATTGAGATGGTAGTGGGTGACTATAATGGAGGTGTTCAGTTTTTGAGCGCATGTAAGGAGAGTGGTATATTTAAAAAATTAAATTTAAGAGTAGATACAGTGGGGGCTGATTTAGATAGCCCGAAAGATGATGCTAAGGGTATTAGGCAGCTCAAGAGGACATTAGACAAGTCTAAAAGAAAATTTGTGTTTTTAAGAAAGCCTAGCTCTACATGGATTCGTTTTGCTAACGAAAGCTTACAAGCCGCATTCGACCATAAAAGATTATACTTTGCTAGCGCTGCTATGGATGACAACTACAACATGCAGCGAAAAGCAAACGTCCCTATTGAAAAACTTAAGTTTTTAAGGAATCAAGACGCTGAAGAGAAAAACAAAGGAGCTAAGATGATTGACTTTGTAGAGCATCAGAGAGATATGATGGATCTTATAAAAGTTCAATGCGCCTTAGTGCAAGTTACTACTTCCCCTCAAGGAACACAAAGTTTTGATTTACCTCCTAACCTTCGCAAACAGCGAGGTGCTGATAAAGCCCGAAAAGACTCCTATTCAGCCTTAGTCTTGGGTAACTGGGGCATGAATGTATATTTTGACATGTTAGACGATCAAGGCTCTGATATAACAGAAACATTCACCCCAATGTTTATTTCTTAACTTTTAAAAGTTAGAAAGTTACTTTTTGTGTAATATAATAATGCAATGGCTAGGAAGTATACGAAACGATCAGATTATTGGAAGAAATTCAATAAAAACAACAACTTGGAAGATTTAGCTGTGAGCCAAGCTTCTCAAGAAGAATATGTGCCTGAATTATTAGGCGAATCATTTTACACCTCTGACGCTTCGTATAAAAAAGTTTCTACAGCTAGAGTCAATACTGCGGGAACTTCAGGTTCAGCTAGGGTTAACTCCGCAGCCTTAAGGAATACTATTGATAGGTTTTCTAGTATTCGTAAGGGTATGCTTCCTTATGAGTATGCTGCTGATGGCGTAAATGTTCGCGAGGGCATTGAGTTATGTCAAAAGGCTTACGCTAACGTATCAGTGTTCAGAAACGCTGTGGACGTTATGTCTGAGTTCGCAAACACAGAGATTTACTTAGAGGGTGGCACGAAAAAGAGTCGGGAGTTCTTTAATCAGTTCTTCAAGCGTATTAACCTTCAAAACCTTAAAGATCAATACTTCCGTGAGTATTACCGTAGTGGTAACATCTTTATCTATAGGTTTGATGGGGAATTTGAGGTTGAGGATTATGCCCGACTTATGAATCAAGTTGGAGCTATTAACCCTTCAGCTAATAAGATTCCAGTTAAGTATGTATTACTAAATCCTTTCGATATTGTATCTAAGAGGGCTACGACATTTAATGTTGGGGCATATGAGAAAGTTTTATCTGAATATGAGCTTTCCCGCTTACAGAATCCATCTACAGAGGAAGATCAATTAATTTATGATTCTCTTGACCCTGAAATGAAGAAGTTGGTTAAAGATGGATCATACTACACAGATGGTATCAAGATTGAGTTAGACCCCAAGCGTCTTAGCTTTTCGTTTTATAAGAAACAAGATTATGAGCCATTTGCAGTGCCATTTGGATATCCAGTATTAGAAGATATCAATGCTAAGCTTGAATTAAAGAAAATGGATCAAGCCATTACCCGAACTGTTGAGAATGTTATTCTTCTCATCACTATGGGGGCTGAGCCAGAAAAAGGTGGTATTAACGCCAACAATATCAATGCCATGCAGAGCCTCTTCAAGAATGAGAGTGTTGGTCGGGTATTGGTTTCTGATTATACCACTAAAGCAGATTTTGTTATCCCAGATTTAAACAAAGTTCTTGGACCAGCTAAATATCAGATTTTAAATGAAGATATTAAACAAGGTCTTCAAAATATTGTTGTTGGAGATGAAAAATATAATTCAACACAAGTTAAGGCCCAAATATTCATTGACCGCCTTAAAGAAGCTAGGAGTTGTTTCTTAAATGATTTCTTACAGAAGGAGATTAAGCGTATTGCTAATAGCCTTGGATTTAAGTCGTATCCTACCGCTACTATGAAGGATATCGACATGCGCGATGAGACCCAACTTATGCGTGTGTCTACTCGTCTTATGGAACTTGGTATCCTTACCCCACAACAAGGTATGGAGATGTTCCATAATGGAAAATTCCCAAATGCGGAAGATATCGCTCCTGCACAAACAGCCTTTATAGAACAAAGGAAAGAAGGCTTTTATAATCCAATTGTTGGCGGTATCCCAATGATTGAACCTCAGATGGGTGAAGGTTCCGACGAACCTCAAACTGTAGATACTCCAAAATCTGCGGGAAGACCAAACGGGACAACAACAGTCGATAACGAAAAACTTACTAGACAAAACATCCAAGGCACTATTTATGCCGTAGAAGCATTTAATTCTTTAGCTAGGGAAAGAGCTGAGGAGAAGTTCGGTGGAGAGTTGAATGAACAGCAAGAGGAGATGGTTAACAAGCTTTGTGAGTCGATTATTTGCGCCTCAAAGCAAAATGAATGGAATCAAACCCTTGAAGCTTGTATTGATAATTTCGAACTTATTGAAGAATTAAATGTTATGAATGAAGTTTTAAGTGTAGCTAATAAGCATAACTTAGAAGTTTATCCGTCAGCAATTTTATATCACAGTCATGAAAATTAATCCAGAAGATATTGAAGTACCCCTTGAGAAAACTGTTAGTTTCCAAAACGGGGAAGCAGAAGTTTCCATTGCTAGCAAGTATAGCGGTTCAGAAGCAGGTTTGTATAAATCATATATGAGCATGTGTGCATCTGATGACAAAGCTTTAGTTGATACCGAGGGTATGGACAAAAACAAAACTTGGGCAGCATGTGGCGTTCAGTATGATAAGATGCGAGCTATGATGAATGAATATGGCGAGGGAGGACTTACTGATAAACAAAAGAAGCTTCCACCTGCGATTCAGAAAGCTATTCTCGACAAGATGAAGAAGGATGGCAAGATTAGTAAGGAAGACTCTGAAGCTGCCGAAAAGAAACTTTTATCAAAAGATGATGAAAAAGAGCCTGATCCAAAAGGTGAAAAACTGGAGGTTAAGGAGAAAAAGTAAAATGCCTTATAAGTATACAACTACTTTTGAATCTGAAATTTTTGCTCATCAAGTTGATGATGAGTTCGTATCTAAGGCTTCATTAAGCGAGCTGTCTTCTCTAGTCCCAAAAAACATTGACTTTGAGAAGAATGTAGACCTTCTAGGTGTATCATTTAATGCTGCTGTTGTTAATGTATTTAACAGAAACGGTGATGGTATTGATACCGCTACCGCTTTAAAGTATAACGATCAGTTTATACATAAGCCTACTAATATTGAACATAACAAAGATAAGATTGTGGGGCATATTGTCACTGCTGGTTTCAGTGAGTATGGCTCTAATAAGATTTTATCTAATCAAGAATTAGAAAATAAGAAAGATCCGTTTAATATAGCTTTGGGAGCTGTTGTCTATAAATCTGCAAATAAACAATTTGCGCAACTTATAGAGAGATCTACAGATCCTGAAGACGAATCTTATTATAAAAAAATATCTGCAAGTTGGGAGGTTGGTTTCTCTGATTATGTTTTGGCTGTGGGAAGCGATAAGCTTAACGAAGCCACAATCGTATCAGACCCTCATAAGATCAAAGAAATGAATGGTTTCTTAAAGGCTTATGGTGGTTCTGGTAAAACTGATAAAGGGGAACCCATCTATAGATTGATTACTGGAAAGATATATCCTTTGGGTATCGGTTTCACTTCTAATCCAGCTGCAGATGTAAAAGGTATCTATAAAGATCAAGAAGATAGTGATCAAGATAAATTTTCACAAAAAGATAAAAAAACTGTAACAAAAGAAAATAACATAGCTATGGAAAACATTGTTAATGAACTAAAGGAGATCCTCGTCGAGAAAAAAATCGGTGAGGAGACTGTAGCTTCCATGACTCAGACTTTTTCAGAGGCGATTCGCGAAAAGAACGAAGAGTTTTTGAAAGAGAAAGAGGCTCTTCTGAGCGAGAAGGAAGCTGTAAAGAAGGAATATGAAGATCTTAAGGCTTCTGTAGCTGAGCTTGAATCAAAGCTTGGTGAGGCTAATGAGCGGATTAACGGATTTGAAAATGAGAAGAAGGCTGAAGAAGCTGTTGCTCGTTTCAATTCTCGTATGGACGACCTTGATAGCAAGTTCGACCTCGCTGATGAAGATCGTGAATTCCTTGCTAAAGAAGTGAAGTCTCTTGACGAGACTGAAGAAGCTTACGCTTCGTTCTCTGATAAGCTTGAAGTGCTTTGGAAGCATAAGAGCAAAGCTAATAAAGAAGCTTTCGAGGCTGAGATTCAGGCTCGTATTGATGAGGAAGTTGCTAAGCGTGTTGCTACAGCCTCTGCTGAAGTTGATGTCGAGGAAGCTCTTGACAATGCAAAGCAGGTTGATGCTGACATTTCCAACAATAACGAGGCTCTTGCTTCTCAAGAAGAAAACCTCGTTGACAAATTTAAAAAAGCGTTCTCCCGTGAGAACATTGAAATTTCTTAACTTAAACTAAAATAATACTATGGGACTTAAAATTCTTCCTTTTAGACAATATGACGAACATGATGTCGTCAATCTCTATCGTGTTGCCGATGGAATGGTACTCGATAGCACAACTGGAGCTGGTTCTGGCGATGCTGGAACTTTCGTGAAGGTTTCTGCTGGTGACTTCTCTGCTGATCCTGTTTCTTATGGAACTGACAGCTATCTTGGAAAAACTGATTATCCTTTTGTTGGACGTAATCAGTATCCAAAAGTAAGCCTTCAAGTTGAGCCAGCTGGAGCTGGAGATGTTCCTCTTGGGATCACTCTTCTTCAGACCGCTAAGAACGACGAGAACGGCGAGAAGCTTCTTTACAATCCTCAAAAAGCTGCTGAGCTTCAGGCTGCTCTCCCCGGAGAGGCTGTCCCTGTTGCTACTAAGGGTATCTTTACTATCGCTAGCGCTGCTTTCCAAGGTGATCTTGGTGGCGACCTTGCTATCGGAAGCGGGATTAAAGCTTCTACTGGTGGAACCGTAACTGGTTGCGCTCCTACTGATAGCGCATGTTTTGGAACCATTCTTGGAACTGGTAGCCGCGCCACTCAGAATGGTGTTACCGATCAGTTTGATGGTGAGTACCTTGTCTTCAAATTCAACTAATATAGAAAGAATCAGATAAATGAAAATCACTTTAAAAAGAACTCCAGAACAAATCGAGTTGGTTAAAGCTATGGCTTCCCGTAACCGCACTGTCGCTTACGAAGCTCAAGTAGCTCTTGCTGAGTTTATTGGACCTGTGCTTGCAGAGGTCATTAACAATGCTCCTACTCTTTCGAATCTTTTCACCGCTCTTCAGTTTAACGCTGACGACAATCCTTCGATCCCTCTTGATCTCTACTATGACATCAACGACGAAGATTATGTGAAAGTTTACAGTCAGTCTCATGCTGGCGGTCTTCCAACTAACCAAGTGCTTCCTACCGCTTCCGAGATGAAGGTTGCTACTTACAGCTTGGATACTGCTGTCAGCTTTGATCGTCGTTATGCCGCTAAGTCCCGCATGGATGTTGTCTCTAAGACCTTCACCCGTGCCGCTCAGGAAATCCTTGCTAAGCAGGAGACCACTTCTGCTTCTCTGATCATGGGATCTCTTCAAGACGCTGAAACTGCTGGTCAGGATCACGTTCGTGCAACTGCTGCTGGTAAGAACTTCGTTCTTGATGACCTTAACAAGATGATGACTCTTGCTAAGCGTATCAACACTTCTTTCCTTGGTGGAACTCCTGCCGCTGGACAAGGTCGTGGAATTACCGACCTCATTGTTTCTCCTGAAACTATTGAGATGCTTCGCGCTATCGCTTACAACCCAATCAACACTAACACTGGTCCTGTAGGTGGAACTGGTACTGACGGCATCGCTGCTCCTGATGAGCTTCGTATGAGCGTTTACAACAGTGCTGGTCTTCCTGAGTTCTACGGTATCTCTATCATGGAGATCCTTGAGCTTGGACCCGGAAAGCGTTTCACCAAGTTGTTCTCTGGAGCGCATGGTGGAGTCACCTTCGACACCGCAGCTGATGACCTTGTCATTGGACTTGATCGCTCTCGCGAGTCTCTCGTCCGCGCTGTTGCTGTTGATGAAGACTCTGGTGGTGAGTTTAACCTGATCGCTGATGATCAGTATAGCATTCGCCAACAGAAGATCGGTTACTTCGGTTCTATCGAAGAAGGTCGTATGGTTCTTGATAACCGCGCCCTTACCGCTACTATCATTGACGCAGCGTAATAGCTGGTGCTTAATTCTTGAGTCGCCCCTACGGGGGCGGCTCTTTTTTTTGTATATTTTTTATTATATTGTGTATAATAGAGTATGGATAATTTTGAAAACGTGTCATATGGCAATGGCCAAAACAATTATTTTGGCGCAGAAACTTCAGCTGAGCTTAAGGAAAAGCTGGCTTCTTATGGAAAAGCAGAACTTAGGGGTTTGGCCTCTAAGGTTGGATTGAACCCTAACAACGATAAGCATATTCTGCGGGATATGATTCTTAAAGAGTTTAAAAGCTACAAGGCTAAAAAGTCTC